CCCTGCATCGACGGGATAAGGGTTACATACGCGGTAGCCAGTTCGACGTTAGCCACGGGACCTCTATTCAGTTGCTTGTTGGCGTGCCTTCTGGCGTTCGAGGAAAGCCTGAGCCCGCGCGTCGAGGCGCGCAGCGTCAGCGTCCCGCTCGTCACGGGACTTGGGTGGTTCTAGAGGCTTGGGCGGGTTAGCGCCCTTCTGCCCGTCCTTGGTGCGCTGCCAGTTGGCAACATTCGCAGCGTGAAGCTGGGAGGCCGCGAAATGTTCGGCCTGAGTCCACGCCATCGGCCCGCCGTGCTCCCGCCACACCCCGGAACCTGGCGGCAGGTTCGCCGCCAGGTCCGCGATGTCAAAGAGGCGCAGCGCCCCACTGAGGGCCCCGCGTAGGTCTAGGGCGTAGTAGTGCCGGAAGTCCGCACGAAGCGCCCCGCGATACTTTCGGAGGAAGTACGCGAGGCTTAGGAGTTTCCCGCGGACTTGCTCGCGTTGCCCCACGCCTCAATGACGTCCTTGAGCTTGCGGACGGGAAGCTTCTTGATGACGTCCCACTGTTCCTGCCCGAGCAGATCCTTCAGGAAGACGTGAATCTGGCCGGCCTGCAAGGCTTCCATCGACTCGCCCGTAACGTTGTCACCGTATCCGGTCAACTTGTGCTCGCCGTAGACGAACTCGGTGATGACTTCGCCGTCGTCCTCAACGGCCTTTGCGAGGTGGTCCTGAGGTTTCTTCGGTGCTGCTGCCATGGTGGTTTCTCCTAAAAGTGTTCGTGGTGGTTGGTGTTGAATAGGCGGGCGGGGGAAACCACCACGGAAAAACACCCCGCCCGCCAGTCTGGTTAGGCCGCGGCCAGGGCCGGGTTGTTCGTGATGATGTCGAAGCCGCCGTAGATGGTGAACGTGAACTCATACATCGTCATATCGGAGTTCGTGTGACCGATGGAGCCAACGCCGGTAACCTCGGCGCGGGGGATGACGTACCGCTTTGTAACGTCGTCATCTTTGAAATCCACAACGAGGGCCTTCTCATTCGAGGCCGAGCCGCCGGGCACGCTGATCTTCGTGATGCCAGTCGCGGTGGACGAAGTCGCCCCGGGGTAGTACAGCCCGAGCGCGATGGCAGTCTCCTCAAGGCAGGTCACCTTGATCGTGTCCTTCACGCCGGACACCTTAGAGCGGACAATCGTGCCACCCTGCCAGGCAGTGAAGTCGTTCGAGGACATCTCGCGGCTAATCTCCGCGCCGTCCTCGCTGATCCAGCCAAGGTCAGCGTAAGCGGCAGGCGGGGCGGCGAGGTCCACGGGTGCGGTTGAGCCTTTGTCGCCGATGTAGACGGCGGAATCCTGATCGCCATAGATGCGAATGTTCGCAAGGTTCTTGGTCATTTTGCGCTCTCCTTCTCAGTTTCCGCGGCACGAGCGGTGCCAAGGAGGATCAATTCCCGTCCGGAAACTTCCGAGACGGTAACGGTGGTGTCCGGGTTGTGGGACTTGCCGCTAGGGTCAGTCCATTCACGGGCGAGGGTGATTCGCACAGTTACTCCTAGGTGGGTTGTTTGCCGCGGATTTGGACGGCGGCGGTAAGCGTGTAGCGTTTGGATGTGCTGTTGGGGTCCGGGAGGTTGGCGGGCCCGCCCATTTCTGTGACGGACTTGACCGCCCAGCCCTGTAACTCGGTCCCAGGAAGGTCGGCGAGTGCGCGGCGTGCCCTGCCCAGCAGCGCCAAAGCTTTTGATTCGAGGGTGTCGTAGGCCTCGACGGTGACCTGCGCGGAATCTGTGACCCGAGTGGGCGCCGGGCCCCCTGTTCGGAGGATCCGCAGATATTTCGCCGCGGTCGATGATCTGGTTCCAGCAGGCACCCCGAGCGCGGTGCCAAGATATTCGGTTAGCAGGTCTTCGACGTCGGGGAACTCAAGGGATTGTGCCATAACTAACCCCTGCCTGCGTCGATTGCCATAGTGAGCGTCCGGTCGGTTGCCTCAGCGAGCCGGGCCGCGCGGGTTGCGGTGATGACGGAGGCGCGGGCGCGGGTTTTGCCGATCATGGAACTAGCCTCGAACCCTTCGCCGGCGGCTGCCGCGATACGTTCCGCCTTGGCGCGCAGCAGTTCGCGGACCTCGTCGGATTTGAGAATCGACTGGATCCCCTCAGAGTTAACTTCAATGCGGATGTCAGCCACGGTCAGCCCAAACCTGCAACAGAATCTTCGTGCTGCTGACACGTCCGGTCGGTGACTTCCAACGCTCCGGCTCACCCACCACGGAGTAATCCCCCGAGGGAAGCCGGACCTTGTCAGTCGCGCGTATGTCTGCGTCGTAGGGGCCGTGCCCCGTCCACGCGATCTGGACCGCTTCACGGTGCAACGTGTCCTCCGTTGAAGCGCCAGGCTGCAAGGACCAGCCCGGCAATTCCGCAACCTCCGGGTCGCCCCAGTCCTGGACTGGGGAACCATGATCCATGACAGTTGCCGGCCTCAACCGGACCAGCGTCTCAGTAGCGAAACTAACCAGCACTAGACCCTCCCCGGCAACCTATACTTATCGAGCATCCGGCGCTCATGCTCCATCAGGACCACACCGCCAGACACGCCCGGAGCCGTCAGGGAAAACCCGATAGACACCGCGCCCGCCTGTTCCCTAACAACGCCCATAGGCGACGCCGAAGCGCGAGCGGCAATGGCGCGGACAATAGCCGCGACGTCAGGCGCAGACTCGAAGCCATGCACGGCGGTAACCCTCACCGACCGAAGCCGGTCAGGCCACGCCCCGGCGGTTCGCAGATAGCCAGCCTCGGACCACTCAAGCCCGGCAACGTCAAGGACCGTCCCGGAAACCTCAGCCGCCGTAACATCCTTCAGACGCAGCGTCTTGAGGAACAGTGTTGAAGTCCCAGACCCGTCAAGGACCAGATCCTCGGTGATTACCGGCGCGATATGCCAGCCACAATAGGACCTGACAGCAGCCTCAGCCGCCTCAAGGTCCTGCTGTTCCTGACTACCGGCGGCGCCCAGCAGCAGACTTGGAAGCGCCATGATCTACCGCCTTGTTCTCGGGTGCGACGGACTTGTTTACGGGCTTGTAAGCCTTGACCTCAACCGCACCATCAGGCACGTCAGCGTCATCAAACTGGTAAGTACCGCCGTTGTATTCGTAATTCTTCAAAGCCATATTGGTGCCTTCCAGAGAAGGTGCTGGCGCCGAGTCACCCCGGCGCCAGCACAATCAGATCGAACCGTTACGCAACCGGCGTGACCGTGGTCTTCACGAAAGCAGCCGGGCGACGAACGGCGAGTGCCATGCGGCGCTCCGCACGGATCGTCAGGCGGTTGTTCGTGAAGTCGTTGCCCTCGGTGTTCGTGGCGTCAACGCGAATGCCGCCCTTGGAGACAACCGAACCGGCCTGACCGAACGCGCCAACCAGGGTCGTGCCCACGGCGATGGCCGGGGTAACAACCGTGCGGAGGCCCCACAGCGGGGGCTGCTCCATGATGCCGCCGTTGCCGTACTGGCCCGCGAAGAACCCGCCGCCGAAGTACTGGCCGTTCGCGTCCTTGGACAGACGCAGCGTCTGGTAGTCAGCCGGGTTGATGACAATGCCATCAGCGGTCAGGCCCGAACCGGTCTGCACCTTCGTGATCGCGCGGAAGATGGTGTCCTGAGCGTTGTCACCAGTGGCGGTGGAGCCGCGAACTTCGGTCTGGATACCGACACGGTTCAGCAGACCCCGCAGGTTGCCGGCGGAACCGGAACCATTCAGGAGCTGATCCTCGATGAAGAGGTTGAGCTGGTACAGCAGGCGACCATCGATGGCGGTCTTCAGGAACGGCAGGTCTTCGACCAGTTCGTCAGATTCCTTGATGAAGCCAGCGATCTTGGACAGCGCCTCAGTGACGGCAGTCGGGTCGCCGAAGTGGAGCTGTGGCTTCTGGCCGTTCTCCCCAACGAGCGCGAACCCACCCTCAACCAGTGCGTTCTCAACGAAGTAGGTCAGCGCAGTACCGGAAATGGTTTCCGAACCGAGCAGGTCCTCGATGGTCAGGCGGCGGCGAACACCGGTCAGGATGTTCGTGTCAATGCTGGTCAGAGCGTTACCGAAAACGGTACCGGTCACCTGAACATCGGAAGCAGCCTTGTACTCCGGCGCCTCGACAGCGATGCGCTTGCCGCGCTGGCCCGCCAGAGCCTCGCCGGCAGACTTGGCGAAGTACTCGCCGAGCGACTTGGCAGCAACGGGCTCGGGGGCCTTCGGTGCGCCAGCTTCCTTGAACTGCGCAATCAGCGCATCGCCGGACTTGATCGCATCGTCGCTAGCCTTCGCGGCGGCAATCTCGCCCTTGATGGACTCCATGCGGGCCACCTGAACATCGGACAGGGTGCCGGACTTGCCGGCTTCAACGAGGCTCTTGGCCTCGGACATCAGAGTGGCGTAATCAGCCATTTGAGATTCCCCTTTCAAGGGATTCAGTCAGGAAAAAGGATTCAAACGACTTTGTGTCAACGGTCACCTGGGCGGGCGGTTCCTCAGACTTGGCCGCGGTCGGCTCCTCATCCTTGACCTGCTGGCCGGCGCTGGCTTTTCCATCGTCATTTGTTGCCGCGTCAAGCAGCACCTTGAGCGCGGACTTAGCCGCGTCAAGGGCGGAGATAGCCGAAGTGACAACCTCCGTGTTTTTAGCCGAAAGCATCCGGCCAGCCTTAGCGCCCATGTCGTCAGACTTGGCGCTAAGAAGTTCAGTGGCTTGGTTCATCCCGACGAGCGTGGGGCCCACTTCGTAGAGCTTCAGGGAACGCAGCTCAGTGGCCTTGACCCCGTCAACCTCAGTTGGCGCGGAGTCCATCACCGAATAGGCGAAGGAGAACTGCGTCACCCGGCGCCCCTTCAGGAGCTTGAACACCTGCGCGGCCTTCGGGTTGTCCAGATCAAGCAACCCCTTCACCAGCAGCCCGGTGTCAGTCTCGGACGCCTCCAGGACGGAGCCGATATGGGAGAACGGATCGTTCGAGTCGTGGGACCAGACGACCGGGATGGGATCCCCTGCCGTCTTCCATTCGGTGAGGGTGTCAGCGAACGCGCCCTTGGCGATGACATCGCCGCCGGAATCGACGTTGCCGAACACCGCAACAATGGCCTCGAACTCGCCCGTGTCCTCACCCGTGGCTTTCACCTGGGCGGATAGATTCTTCGTCTGCATGTGCCCTCCTGGGGCAATAAAAAAAGACCCCGGAGGGTCTTTGTGGTCAGGTGGGGTTAGGCGAGGGAAACTTCGACGCTGCACTGGCAGTTAGCAACACCCTCAGCGCCTAGCACGGGATCGCCGGGCCAGTCGGCGCCGTTCGAGAACGTGTCACGAACTGGGACAGTCTCGCCGTCCATGTCTGCGTGTTCTGAGCGGGGGTTGCCGGAGTTCACGACCCAAGTCTTTGTGGACTCGGAGCCATTCTGCTTAGCGGCTTCCATCGTGGCGAACCCGGCAAACGTAGT